AGGTTGCTCTCAGTCTGTAATGATTCGATTTCGTTAATTGACAATATAAATTAATTGGTAAAAATCCACCAGCCCAAAGTATTTCCCCTCTTGCGAGGGGATTCCGAGACGAAGAAGGAACCGCTGGGGAAGAATGGCGAAGAAGGGTTTCGACAAGCAGACATACGACCGGCAATACCACAAAGAACGGGTTGCCAAGCAGAACGAGATTGGCGACCTTCCAAAGGTGGAAGATCCGGAGCTCAAGCAGCGGGCACTGGAGTCGCTCGAGGTCTTCCTGACCGAATTCTTCCCCGACCTGTTCTCGGACCCGTTCGGCCAGGTGCAGAAGTCGAGCATTGCACATGAGCAGCAACTCTATTTGGTCGGCTCGGGCCGGTTGAACAAGCTGGAACCTCGCGGGTACGGCAAATCGACCCGCAGTTGCTTGGGTGTTCTCTGGGCAATTCTCAAGGGTGTGCAGAATTTCGCGGTGGTCTGCTGCGACTCGAGCGAAAAGGCAGACGACCTGCTCAAGCTGATCATGACGGCAGTCTCCGAGAACGAGAAATTGCTGGGGTGTTTCCCCGAACTCAAGTGCTTCCACCTGCTGCAAGGCAATCCGCACAAGGGGCAGTACCAACTCTACAACGGCAAGAGGACCAACATCTCGATCAAGGGTGACACCATCATGTTCCCCGAGTTGCCAGGTGTTCCTTCCTCTGGTGCGATCATTGTCGCGCGCCCGTTCAAGAAGACCCGCGGCAAGAACATCAAAGGCAAACGTCCCACTGTCGTCATTCTCGACGACGTTCAGTCGAGCGAAGACGCGATCAGTGTCACGGGCGTGGCGAAACTGTTGAAGACGCTCTACTCGGACATCGCCTTCCTCGGGAGTCGCAAACGGCAAGTCGCGATCATCAACAACGCGACGATCATTGCACCGGACGATTACGCTCACAGCTTGACCAAGAACCGGGCGTTTGTGACGGTCAGATATAAGATGGTCGAGTCGATGCCTGAAAACCTCGAGCTCTGGGAGCAGTACCGAGCGATCAGGCAGACATACAATGAGAACCTGCCTGGAGATGACCTGCGGGCGAAGATGGAGGCGCAGCAGTTCTACCTGTCTAACCGTGAAGAGATGGACCGCGGGTCCGCGGTGACTTGGGATTATGCGTTCAGCCCGAGTGCTTACCAGAGCAGCACGATTCAAGCTGCGATGGATTTCATCTACGACTACGGGATGGCGGCATTTGAGAGCGAATGTCAAAACGACCCGCAGGAGATCACCGCTGGTGACCTCAAGCCACTGACTCCAGGTGAGGTGGAGGGCAACTGCTGCAAGGTCTCTCGGTTCATTGTGCCTGACGATGCTGACTGCCTCACGGCATTTGTCGACATCTCGGAGAAGTGTCTTTGGTGGACGGTGGTCGCTTGGAAGAAGTCGGACTTCAGTGGAACTGTGATTGCGTCGGGGGTTTACCCAGAACAACCGACGAATTATCTGACACTGGCGACGGTCCACAAGACCATTCGGCAGAAGTGGAAAGGTGACTTCGCGACCGCGCTTGACCGCAGCTTGGAGGAGTTGGTGGAGTTGCTCGCCGGCCGGGTTTACTCGACCGAGACCGGCGAGGAGATGTCGCTCGCCGCGATGGCGATTGACTCTGGCTGGGGTGAGTACGCTCCGGAGGTTTACCGGTTCTGCCGGCAGTCGAAGTACCGCACGATTCTTCGACCCAGCAAGGGTATGGGTATCGGCGCGAAGCGGCAACCACTGGTTGACCCTGCGGTCAAGCCGAAGACGAGAGAGTCGGTTGACGGGCAGTGGAAGTTCGCGAAGACCAAGGCCAAGGTCTTTCTGCTGCTCTACGACACCAACTACTGGAAGAGCAAAGTCAACGCCGGCCTGCGGTTGCCGCCAGGCACTGCGGGTTCGATTCACTTGCACAAGTTGGGAACAGGTCAGAGTCATCGGATGTTTGCCGAGCAGGTCACTGCGGAAAAGGCCGACCGGGTCGAAGCGAATGGTCGCACGGTAGATGAGTGGTTGCTCCTGCCTGGGCGTGACAATCACTTCCTTGACTGCCTTTGCGGCGCGGCTGTGCTCGCTCACGCAGCGGGTGCTAAGTTCCCGAATCGCCGGCCGATGGCGAAGCCGCAGCAGAAGAGGAAAGCAGAGACACCGGTTCCGGAGAAGAAGGTGGTGGCACCTCCTCCGAGCAAGCCGAGGCGAGAGGTCGTGTTTTGAGGTGCATGATGGAAGAGACAGAGAAGAAGTCGAAGAAGGGTCGACCCAAGGGGTCCAAGTCAGAGAGCGTGGTGGTGGAGGTGTTGCCCGTGGCCTGCCCGAAGTGCGGGAGTACCGCGCGCGGAGTCTACACCGGAACCAACCGGCACCTGTTTACGTCAGGCGTTCACGATGGGGTTGAGTACACCTCGATCACTCTGCGGCGATGTCGGTGCGCGAAGTGCGGACAGACTCGTATCGAGAAAACCTACAACGTGGCTTAATTTAACTTCTCAATTTCCAGCAGAATTTGAGTTGATTCAGCCTTTTTGCACCGTAACTATGGGTGGCATGAGCAATATCACGCAGATAGAGCAGCTAAAAGCCGACATTGCCTCCCTCGAGGCAGTGGTCAACAGCGGCGTCACCCAGGTCGTGGAAGACGGCCGGGTAACGTCGTTTGACCTCGAGCATTGCCGCCGGCAGTTGCGGGAGTTGCGGGCGAAACTGGCGAATTTGCAGAACAAGCGGGTTCCTCGCCCAATGTACGGTTCCATCGACATCTCGGGGGTCGAATGAGCCTGTACGACCGGTTGAAAAACATGATGAGCCTGTCGTGGACGGGTGGCTACGATGCCGCCAAGACGACGAACCGGCGTCGGCAACCGGCGACCACGTTGGACTCCGAGGACAAGGTGCTCAAGGGCAGCGACCGTAAGGTCGTTGTGGCATCGGCACGCGATGTTCGGCGGAACTTCGCCGCTGCTCGCTGGATGATCGACAAACATCTCGACTTCGTTGTCTCGCACAACTTCCGCTCTCGCTCAGGCGACCGGGAGTTTGATCGCGAGCTCGAGCGGTTTGTTGATCGGCTGATGATGCCAGAGAACTTTGACGTCACCGGGCGACATCCACATCGCAGGTTCCTGCGAATGATGGAGGCGTCTCGGGTCGTCGACGGTGACATCCTGATCGTCAAGATCAGTGGTGAGGGTGGTGGATGGCTTCAAGCCATCGAGGGGGACCGGATTCGGGACCCTGGTGCAGATTACCTGAGTGCCGAGAAATGGGTTCAAGGATTGCGAATCGGGCCTTTCGGTCAGATTTCGCAATTTGCGGTCCACCGCAGGACTGGCGCGCAATCGTTCGAGCTCGAGCGGATTGTCAACGCCAGTCGGACGATGTGGTTCGGCTACTTCGACCGATTCGACCAGTACCGCGGAGTGCCGTTGATCGCAAGTGCAATCAACACGCTCATGGGCCTTTACGAGGGTTTCGATTACGCCTTGGCGAAGTCGAAGATCTCGCAACTGTTTGCCTTGTCGATTTTCCGTGAAGCGGAGACTGACTGGGGTGGTGGAATCGGTGAGTCGGACGACGAGAACCAGAACGGTGCCTCGACGCGAGACTACAAGATTGACTTCTCCAAGGGACCGATTTTCCTCGACCTCAACCCAGGTGAGCGGGCTGAGTTCCTCGAGGGTGACTCCCCTGGTGAGAACACGGCGAACTTCTGGCAGACGCTGATCGCGGTGTCGCTGAAGTCGCTGGGCATTCCTTACAGCTTTTACGACGAGGCGCACACCAACTTTTTTGGAGCAAAATCTGCCCTGATTTTGTATCAGAAGTCGGTGAAGGAAAAACAAAAGGATGTTCAGGACTTCAACGACGCTTGGTTGCGTTGGCGACTGAACACAGCAATTCAGACCGGAGAGTTTGTCGCGCCCGTTGGGTACAACCCCGACCAGATGCTGTGGCAGTGGACTCCGGACGGCATCCCGTGGTGGAACCCAGGCGATGAGGTTCGGGCAAACATCGAAGCGATCAACGCAGGTCTCAAGAGTCGGGCTCAGGTCCGGATGGAGACTGACGGCGACGACTGGCGAGATGTCATCGATGAACTGGCCGAAGAGCAGAAGTACATGAAGGAACTTGGGGTTGACCCGAATCCTGAGTTGACCGCGAAGATGGCGGAACGCAAAGCACAACAGCAGCAGAGGGACGCCAATGGCGAAACACAATCTCGATAAGGCACCAACGTACTACCGTGCTCCTGTCGGGCGAGGTCTTGCTACCTCCTCGTCCGTTCGGGACTCGGGCGGTCGTTTCGGTGCCGGCCTCGTCACCGGGCTCGCCGTCATTACCCGTGGCGAGGCCTTGGGCCACGACGCATGGATCGACACTACGTTCATTTCGCAGGTTGATGGTGCGATGCGGGTGAGTGAGGCTGGTGTCAAAAGCCGCTACACGCACCCCGACATGAGTGGTGATGGGCTGGCGAAGGGACTCGGTCGCGTGACTTGGGCCCCCTCGGAATCGACCGACGTTGTCCGCGGTGACCTCCATTTCTGGAAGTCGTCTCGCAAGACGCCGGAAGGCGACCTGGGTGCCCACATCCTCGAGCGAGCCGGCGAGGACCCGTCCAGCTTCGGCGCGTCGATCAGCTTTACTCGGGACCCACAGGCCGAGGTTGCATTTATGCTCCAGCATGGAGCGATCATCGACAAGAACGGATACTTGGACATCAGTGGGTTCAAGTCACCGGATCCGCTCAACGTGAACAACCATCCGCATGTCCGATTGGCGAAGCTTCGCGCTGTGGACATTGTGGACGACCCCGCGGCGAACCCCGATGGTTTGTTCGCAAGGGACGAGGTTTTCCAGGAGGCAGAAGCACTCCTTTCCTATATCACTGGTGAGGCGACCGGTGCCAAACCCGAGCTTGTGATGCTCGGTGTTGACCCTGACAGGGTTGGCGGATTCTTGAAGAGGTTTCTTTCAACGAGAGGATTATCAATCGTGAAAGCAAATGAACTGGGCAAGCTGGCCGAAGGAAACTTCCAAGAGTCTGCTGCCGAAGTCGAGGTTGTCGAAACTCCAGTTGCACCTGCCGCGGAGACGGTTGCAGTGCCTGAAGTCAAGCCAGCCAACGCTGCCGAATTGTCTTCCGACAACACTCGGGAAGAGCTCAAGCGGTTTGTCTGTGAGTTTGGTGAACAAGGTGCATTCTGGTTCATCGAAGGGATTTCCTTCGCGGAAGCACAGTCACGCAAGCTTGGGCAACTGCAAGCTGAGAACGAGAAGTTGCGGAAAGAACTCGAACTGTCGAAACAGTCCGAGTCAGTGCCTTTGTCCCAGGGAGGAGGTGATCCAACGTCTCCCTCGAAGACTCGAGGTGGTTTTGCGTCCAAGATTCGCCTTCCCGGCTAGTCTTGGTGTCCTGAACATTTTGACGTTTACCTTTGAAAGGATTTTCTGATGGCTGATGACATTTACGTATTGGCAGACTTCGTGGGCGATGCCCTCGATCTCTCGCCTGCCCAAGTTACCGACCTGAGCCTCGCCGCTCCGGTCCTGATGTCCCTACCGATGGTTCCGTCCAGCAATGGCACGAACCACAAGTACGTCAAGGAGACTGGTGCTCCTGTCGTCGGTTTCCGCGCCGTGAATGCGGGTCGTGAACTCGACCACTCTGTCGACACCGTCGTGTCGTTGGACCTCAAGGTCCTCGATTTTTCATGGGCAGTTGACTATGCCCTCGCCAAGGCCTGGCGGAAGGGTGGTGCTCCTGCCCTGATTGCTCGCGAAGGTCTGCGGCATCTGAAGTCTGCTTTCTATCACTATGAGAAGCAGATCTTCTACGGCACTGGCGTGGGTGATGCTGGCGGTTTCGCCGGTCTGCTCGACAACGCTCAGTTCGACGCCTTGGCCGACACCATGGTGGTCAACGCCGCTGGTTCATCCGCCAACACTGGTTCGTCAGTGTGGCTCATCACCGCGAGCGAGAACGCAATGTGCTCGGTCATGCGTGACGACAATCCCATCGAACTGGGCGAGACCGTTGTGCTCGACATGCTCGACGGCGACGGCAAGCACTTCCCTGCTTACTACACTCCCGGCTCGGCCTGGTGTGGTCTGCAAATCGGTGGCGCGTTTGATATCGTCCGGATTGCCAACTTGACCGAAGACTCGGGCAAGGGGTTGACCGACGACCTGATCTACACCGCGCTGTCCAAGTTCCCTGGTGGTCGTGCTCCGACCCATGTCGTGATGAACCGACGCTCGCTGCGTCAGTTGCGTGAGTCGCGCACCGCGACCAATGCGACCGGTGCTCCCGCTCCGATTCCGCGTGAGGTTGAAGGCATTCCGATCATCGTGACGGAAGCAATCACCAGCACCGAAGCAATCGAAACCTAGTCCTGATTGACGCCAATGCCGACACCTGTTGAGAGAGCGATTCTTGCCACTCGAGGTCCGCAAAAGCGGATCTCGGGTCGGCCTGTCGTTCTCCGCAGGTATGTCGGTGGGGTGGCGAAACTGGGCTACGCGATTGCGACCATTGGTGAGACTCGTTCGGAAGAGTTCCAGAGCGAGGAGATGGTGGTCACGGTCAGATTCCGTGATTACTTCATCGATGTGAAAGAATACATCATTGGGGGTGAGCTCATGTCGCCACAGCCCGATGACCAGATTGACGAGACGATTGATGGGTTGGTGGTGACGTTCCAGGTTCTTCCGGTGGCTGGTGAACCGAATCGGTTCAGCGATTCATCGAGGACGATCTGGAGGATCCACACAAGAGAGGCTAAGGATCTGTAATGGCATACAGGAAGTCGGTCGGCGTAAGAATCGCTGATGCGGTGCTCACCCTGTTGGAGAACGGGTCTGCTCCGTATTGGAGCGAATCCGATGAAACCGACTGGGTTATCCCTGTGGCTTTTGAAAGGTCTGCTGTTCCGGAAATGCAGAAGGAGAACCTTCAGACGGCTAAGTGCTTTGTCGTTTTCGGCGCAGTGGAGCACAACGAACACGACCGTGCTTGGGAGTACCTCAAGTACACGATCAGCGTGGGCGTGGCGAAAAGTGTCGGCATCAATGCTTCCAGCCGGGAGGTTGATGTCGAGGACTGCCTTTCACTTGTGGAGCAGATCCAGGACTTTCTCAGTTGGGATTCGCAACAGCAGTTGACGTTGCCAGCAGTGGTGGACGGTAACTCGGTGGAAATCCAGCCAGCGCACACTGCCAGATTGATTTTACCTTGGGAGAACAACCCAGCCTACGACCCGCAGGTCCTTCGGACAGAGGGCGTGTTCATGGGGGTCACAAATTTCGTCTATCACTTTGAAAAACTGAGGTCCTAACATGCCTACGACTTTTTGCTCGAAGAACTCCGGTCGTGATGCAAAGCTGTATCACAATTCCGGCACTGTTGCCAGTCCGACTTGGACTGAAATCAAGGAAGCTCGCGACCTCTCGCTGTCGATGACCGCAGAGGAGTTCGACGTTTCCGACCGAAACACCAAGTTCAAGCTGTACGACCATGGCGGCATCGATGTGGAGATCAGCGGCAAGCTGACCTACCGCACCAACAACGCCAACTGCGAGACCATTCGCGGTTTGTTCCTCAGCGGATGTGGTGCCGAGTTCGCGTTGATGAGCAACACGATCTCTGGTGCCAATGGTGCCGCTGAAGGCATCCGCGGTGGATTCAAGGTCTTCACGAACTCGATGGAGTTCCCCTTGGCCGATGGCATGACTGTCGACATCAGTCTGAAACCCTGCTACTTCGAGAACGGTTCGAGCGCATTCGTCGAACTGTCTTGGTACGACGTTGCGGGAACCTAGCATTTACGAGAACGTCTTTCGTCTCGGCGTGGCGGCACGGGGGAGCAATCCCCCTGCCGTTTTTTCAAATCTGGAGCGTTAAATGGCAGATGAAATCTCAATCACGGTTGGTGGTCAGGTCGTCAATGGCAATCTGAAGCATGTCTTCCAGAATGTCACTCGCAAGTTCGACCAGACGACTGCTCGAGCAGGTGCCGTCTGCCAAGACATCGGGACGACCGAAGAGACGATTCCCTTTGGTGACGGGGGACCGGGTTACGTCATTGCCACAAACCTCGACAACACGAACTTTGTCCGGTTGCGTTTTTCAACCGGTGCGAATGCAATCCGACTTCTACCGGAAGGTGGGATTGCGGTTTTCTATCTTGACTCCGGTGTGACGTTGTATGGAATTGCCAATGTGGCGGCATGCAAGGTCAAACTGGATTGGTTTAACGCTTAGGAGACGAGACGATGACACCTGAGGCAAAACAACTTCTCGGTGAAAAAATTGAGCAACTGAAAATCTATCCCGACGAACACGACATTGCGATCAATGCTCGGGACCTTCGTGCCTTCGGGATGGAAGTCCCTGGGCACATCCCCGGCGGGACACCGGTTTTCATCAAGGTCAAGGACCTGCGGCAACTTGCCGAGGTCAGTGACGTTGAGCCGATTGTGGAGGATTGTGGCTGTCCTGGAAAGGAGTGAGACGATGAGCGAGACGGAAGAATTGAAGACATGGTTTGACGACGAACTTGGTCGTCGTTGGAACCTCAAGATTTCGGTCGGGAAGGCAATGCTCCTTCGCGACGAGATGAACCTGGACGTCAATCAACTGATTGACCCGAAGTCTGGTTTGCTGCATGAGTTGATTGTCGACAGTTGGAAACTGGTCGACATTCTGCTGCTGCTCACTCGAGATCAGCGGAAGGACCTGTCGGTCAGTGACAAGGACTTCGCGGATGCCCTCGGTGGTGAGACTCTTGACGCTGCTGTTGAAGCCTTCTTGTTTGGAGTGACCTCCAGCCTAAAAAAGTTGCAACGACGGGCATTCGGCGCGATGACCCGTCAGTTGAACATGGGACTGGAGAAAGTGGCGACGAAGGTGGAGAGTCAGATTCTGGAGAGTCAGAACCAGATGGACAAGCGGATCGACTCGGTTATTGGGGACTTATTTTCCGAGCAGCAGGAATCCTGAGACTCGACCCCAGGCCATTCACCTTCGGTGAGTTGCAGGGGATGCTCGAGGCTCATGAGTACGCAGCTTGGGACCACACCTCGGCTTTGCTGTCCTGCGTGGCGGGACTGGTGAAACCGGGAGTGAAGGTGCAGGACTTCCACCCTTACCGTCGAGAGGACGCGAGACGAGGTCAGGCAGCGACCGGCAATGCACTGCAAAGCCTGAAAGGTCGGTTGAAACCGTGGAGAGATCCCTATGGCGAACATGCTGAAGATAGCACATCAGGGTAAGAACTCCATCATCTCGATGTCCTTTCGTTCGCAGACGAATTTCCAGACGATTCTCAAGCGGGCGAAAAAGGGCAAGCTGAATGCGTTCCGTCGAGGTGGTGCTTACGTTCGGGGGATTATGCGGCGTTTGATCAAGCACCGCAAGAACCCGAACCTGGCATCACCTGTTGGGACTCCTCCTTACGCCCACTTCCTCCCCGGCATCAAGAACACGATTCAGTTCGTGGCCTCTTCGGAAAAGGTGATCATCGGTCCTCAACTCGACCGCAGCAAGCCGAACATCAGTCCGGTGCCCGGTGCGCTCGAGTACGGTGGCTACACGATGGTGAAGACGTTCCGCAAGCGGAAGAAGATGCCGAAGCGGCGGAAGGCAAAGAAGGGTGGTGTTTGGGTCGGCAATCAGTTCTACCGCGGTGGCACGATGCTGCCTCGCACATGGGCGAAGGGTTCTCAACCTCCGAGTTGGTATCGGCGGAAGAACCCTCTCCAGGCTCAATCCAAGGTGCGAAGGAAGATCCGTCCTCGCCCGTACGCCAACCCTGCTTTGAAGATCTTCACGACTAGTCCGCTTTACAAAGAGATCTGGAAGGACTGCATTAAATGAGCACCGGTGCATTAGGGATGAAAATTCGTGCCGGTGGTGCGTATGTCACCCTCGGCGTGAACGACCGCTTGTCCGGTGGTTTGATGCTGGCCGAGCGGAAGCTTGCGGCATTCGGCCAGCGGGTTGGTGCTCTCGGAGCGAAACTGGGCACTGCTTCGTTGGCGATCCTGGGCCCGACTGCCGCTGCCTCGAGGACGTTCGCTGGATTTGAGAAATCCATGGCGAAGGTCAACGCCATCATTACTCCAACCAAAGCTGAGTTCCAAGCACTGTGGGATACGGCGAAGAAGTTGGGTGCTGAGACTCAATTCACAGCCTCAGACGCTGCTCGAGGCATGGCGACGTTGGCACAGGCCAATTTCAAGACCAACCAGATCCTGGCGGCAATGCTGCCGATTCTGGACCTCGCCGCCGCTGGTGAAATGGATGTTGCCGAGGCAGCGGACATTGCTGCCCAGATCATGAACTCCATGAACATCTCGGCCGACGATGTCGGGACCGCGATTGACGTTTTGACCAAGGCAACCCAGACCGCCAATACCGACTTGCGGGAACTCGGTCATGCGTTCACCTACGCTGGTGCGATTGCGTCCAGTGCAGGCGCGTCGTTTGAGGAAGCAACGGTCTTCCTTCAGATGATGTCCAATGCGGGTATCAAGGCCGACATGGCTGGTACGACTCTGCGTGGTGCGCTGCTGGCCTTGACCTCGCCAAGCCAAATGGCTCGCGAGCGGTTGACTGAGCTCGGAGTTGACATCGACACCCTCGAGGGAAACTTTGCTTCGTTGTCTGAGGTCATTCGCCAGTTCGAGGTAAAACTTGGGGGGATGGGCACTGCCGAGCGGATGCGATTCTTAGGCGACATTTTCGACAACCGCCAGGCATCAGGTTTTGCCAAGGCAGTTGCAAACGGTGCCGTCATCTTCCGAGAGATGGAGAAGTCGCTCTACAACTCGACGGGTGCCGCCCGCAAGTTTGCCGGCACGATGATGAACACACTGACCGGTAGTTTCGACTACATGACCAGTGCCTTCGAGGGTTTGCAGATCTCCATTGGTGAACTGCTTCAGGGTCACCTGAACGGTTTCCTCGCCGCGGTGACTGACTTGATCGGCAAGTTCGACTCTCTGGTCAAGAACAACAAGGACTTCTTGGTGCAGTTGCTGGTTGGGGCAGGTGCCGCAGGTGCCTTTGGTGCCGCTTTGATTGGCGTCTCCTTTGCGATCTCGACCATCGGCACATTGCTGGGTCCCCTGACGTTCGCCTTGACGACTGCCATCTCCGCGATGACCACGTTCGCTGCGTTGGTGCCTTTGCTGCTCAACCCTTGGATTGGGATCCCGGTCCTGATTGGTGCAGTGATCCTGGCGTTCAACGACTGGGGACTCACGATGAACAACGTCGGTGAGCACTTCGCGAGTTGGTCTGACTGGATGGTCACGACCGCGAGGTATGCGTTCGATGGCATCGCCAATGCCCTCAAGGCCGGCGACATGATGCTGGCGATCAACATCCTCATGACCTCGATCAAATTTGCCTTCGCGAAGACGCTGAAGGAGATTGCGGAACTCTTCAATACGACCGTGAAGGACATGGTTGCCGGGACCATCGCCCCGATTCGCGGGGTCATGAGATCACTGACTTGGTTGAAGATGGAGTATGCGAAGTCGAACCACGACGCCCAGTACCTCAACTATGCGTCAATGAACATCAGCCGTGAGCAGTTCAACGCCCGCATGGCACCTGCTCGAGCCCAAGCCAACAACGCGATTTCCAACTTTGAATTCTGGGATAAATTCGATCCTGACCAAATCGGTCAGAGTGTGGCATCGGCCTTGGACACAGGGTCGTTGTTCGAGGAACTGGTGAATCTGCGGAAAGAGGCGGAACGCGCCGCATTGATTGCCGAGGAAGAGCGGAAGAAGACGACTGCTCTCGGGCCGGCTCGCGCTGTGCCTGAGCTCCGTTTGCCGGATGGGGTGATCCCGCAACTGAATGCTCCCGAACTGAACGGGGCAGCAATGGAGATGCGGAACGCGACCCAGTTCGCTGCCATTGGCAGTTACGGTGGGCATTTCCTCGACCGAATGAAACCTGGCGGCAAGCCAGTGACCGAAAAGATTGCCGACAACACGAAGAAAATGGTGTCGGAGCAGCAGCAGACCAACCAGTTGCTGGAAGACATGAACGGATCAGTTTTTGAGTAAGGTGGTGAAATGCCGACGACATTTTGTGTGACTGAAAAAATCACCGAGAAGACGACCTCTCCCAAGGTCACTTCGGCCGGCATCAACACGACGATGACCAGGCAGTACGACATCAACGCCAACGGTCACGGTGCTGCCTTGGCTTTGCTCAAGGCAACTGTGCTCCCGTACCCGACAGTGGACGGCATTTTGCTCAACGCTACCCCGACTCTGCGGATTGAGCCATCGCTCAACCCGAGTGGTGGAGTGGGTGTCTGGTCTGGACAGGTTGAGTACCGGCACCCAGGTCGCGATGAGCAGACGCTTGGTACCAACGAGTTGCTCGAGCCATTCCGTGAAAAGGTCTCGGCCAGTTTCTCCGGTGAGACTCAGCACATCACCACCGCGATAACGCAAGAGCGGTTCCCAGCTTACGGTGACAATGAGGCACCTCGGTCGAACTTCGCGATCAACGTGCAGAGCAACGGCGAGGTGGAAGGCACCGACATCTACAAGCGGACTGGCACATTTACGGTCAGTACCGTCCTGCCTGAATCCTTGGTGGACAATGACTGGCTCAAAGACCGGTTCAAGCAGGTCTGGACGATTAACAGTTCGGATTTCCGAGGCTGGGAGAGAGGTGAAGTCGCCTTGACCAGCATGGACACCAGGCAGCGGTCTGACGGCAATTGGGAGGTCGACTACAGCTTTCAGATCTCCCCCAGCCAAAAGGGCATCGGGGAGTACGCAGGAATCGACTTGTTTCCGGTGGACCCAGAAGATCCCGATGCGGATGCTTCGACGACGACGTTTGAGGGCTGGAACTACGTTTGGGTCCGCTACACTGCAGAAGAGGGTGACAAGTGGATTGAACCCAAGGCAATCGGTGTCTACGAGGCCCAGGTTTACGAGTACTCCGACTTCAGCCAGCTTGGAATTATTAACTGATGAATCCGAAGAAGACACAATCCGGAATGCCTCTGCGGTTTACGGCCGACTTCCACAACAAGTTGGTCGATACCGTGAAATGGGCACAGCGGCAGCAGACGCTGGGTGGCGCGGGGCAACACAAGTTCCGGTCCAACGCGACCAACGTGTTTGTCAAGAATGCGACAGGCAGCGACTTGCCCGCATTCTCCGTGATCGAGCTCACGGGCAAGCTGCATGCCGAGACCGACTTCATCTGGAATAAATCGCTCAACGGGGAAGAAGTGACTGCTCTGGACACTGCAGTTGCAATCACTCAGAACCCAAGTGCAACAGGGGAACTTGTCGAGAGCGTGGTTGCTGGGACAACAATTGCGTTGATCAACGTGATTTCGACCTCGCACAAATATGCCGACGTCACTGTCGGGTCAACTGTGCTGAAAAGTGGTGAGTCAGGGAGATTTCGGATTGTCCACCCATTGACCGCAACGGGCAGTCAAAAGGCGATGGTACGATTCGAGGGGGGTGGATCCAGCAGTGAGCAGAAGACTGCTCAGGTTCGGAACGACAGCGGGTACACCGTTCCGGAATTCGGGTTTCTGATGGTCGATGGTGTCGTCACGACACCCACCCAAGACCTTGCCTCCTTCAAAGCCGCACCTGTCTTCCGTGGCATTGCGCCTCAGTCGATGACAGTCTTTGGCAACAAGCGGCTTGTCTCAGTCCCTGGGGGAGCGGCTCCCGGCGAGACAGTCGATTGCATCCTCGACGGGCGGGTTCCGGCAAGGGTCTACTCGGAGTACAAGACTGGGCCTTTGATGGCTCATCTCAACTATGAGAGTTCGATCAACGACGTCTCCAGATTGAACGCTCGTTACGATCAAACGAATTTCGGATTCCCAATTCTGTATCGGGAGACAGGAACTGGTGAGAAGTGGGCCCTCATTGATCTCATGCCACAGAACCAGCCGGCAGTGATCATTGGTGAGGCCACGTTAACAACAGGAATGTTCGCCGGTGGATCAGTTGCGCTGAACTCTCCTTTCAGCTACCAAGGCAATCCATGGTCGACATCGCAACTGTGGCAGAACGGCATCGTCCGAACGCTCGCGACTCCAACTTCTCTCAAAATTTCCGGACCTTCAGCATGGATTGGTGAAGCGACGGTCACGATCAAAATCACTTACTCGGAACTCCCACTTGCCGGCTCGAGCGGATTTTATCGGGTGCCAGGATTTCGGGCGATCTGGTCACTTCTCTTCCCACCCGCAGGGTTTGAGTATGGGTTCAACGAAGCTGTCGAGATCTCAGAGAAACCGGGACTTGTCTCCGGTGCTGATTATCTTGGTGTAATCTCGAGCGGAGGCTCGAGCGGCACCTACTATTCGCTGACTCAGCCGATCTTTTTTCAGTCGGGCCCAGGCGCGCTTGCGAAAAACGGTGCGGACATCTTCTCGACTTTGTCGGTTCAACTACTTGGTGGAACCGGGTCAGGTCGAATTACTGTCACACCGGTTAACTGCAGTCTTTTCTTGCATGAAGTTGATCCGATGCTTGACCGGTTTGGTCAAAGCGGGGGCGGAGTGATTCCTGTCGGTGGTTACCTGTCGAGTGGTGCAGTCGCTGACCCACTCGCTCCGCTCAAGGAAGGTGTATCTCCAGCGACAGGTGCTTTGTACTCCAATGGCCTGCGGACGGTGACTCCTGGATCTGGTTTCGGTTTTGAATAGGAAAATCATATGACTGACTTCAAATTTTATCCGGCTTTCCTTGCAGCAGTGTTTGATGAGAAACATTCAATCAAGGTCGCGGGGGACACACTTAAGGCAAGGCTCCTCACGACCGCGCTTGACCCAGCAGATGACACTTGGAGTGACATCTCGGCTGATGAAGTCGCAACCGGTGGAGGGTACACCTCTGGTGGTGTGACATGTTCCGTTCTCGGCGTGAGCACGACCGGCGGGGTGTTGGCGATTCGGATTGAATCTCCCGCTTGGACAGGCAGTGGAGGTGGTTTTTCCTTCAGATCTCTGGTTTTGGTGAACGACACAGCCCCGTCTGATGAGTTGGTGGGGGGGATCGACTACGGTCGCACGGTGACGATCACTGCGTCCGAAAACACAGAAACGCTTGGTTACACTGCTTTCGACGAGACTAACGGGGTGATCGTCTTAGGTGTTAATGTAATTTCTTAACGCAAAACGTTAGAAAATTTCAAATCAAGCACCTATTGATCCCGTATGATCCCTCGCTAAAATCACGAAAGTCGAGTGGTGGATTCGGCCAGAAGATCGAGGGGAAACATGGAACTCAGTATGAAACAGGCCGCGATGCTCGCGGTGATTAATTCACAGCCAGGCATCACCGGGCCTGAGCTCGCATCGTTGATGAGCGATTTCGTACCACTGATTCAATTTCCCCAGCACATCGCTCGCCTGAGAAATCGTGGGCTCATTGCGACGGAGCGTGTCCACCGCGGTGGCATTACGATTGAAGTCAGTCTGACCAAAGAAGGAGAAAAGCATCTCGAGGAAGCAATGTCGTTTTGCCAGTTTCTGTCGAAGAAACGTGGCAAAAAGACCTAAGGTGTCAGGGCACCATTGATATTTAAAAAGCACCGATGCTCGGCGTCGGTGTCTTGTCTGGGGTCACCGTCGAAAGAGCCCCAAAATTCCCACCCCTAAGAACCGAGCATCGGTACGGAGATCATAGCTAATGACTTTGGATCTGATCAATGCGATCAATGCATTAAATCAATTGTTTCCAATGCTGTCACAGATTCAACCCCCCGCACAGGGGGCCCCACCCGCCGGGCGACCGGAATTCATCAGCAAGCGCGATGCTGCGACCATGCTGGGCGTTTCGATCAGAACGGTGGAACGCTACATTGAGGAGGGCAAACTCCAGAAGCGGCATGTGGGCAAGCGAGTGCGAGTCAGTCGCTGGGAGGTCGAACTTCTGGTGAAGTGATGGCACAGCTAACAGCGAGAGGGAAACGGGTCTTTCGACTTCAGTTCAGGGGCACCAAAGTCCACTCGCTCACTCTGAAATGCACTCGGGCCGAGGCAGAGACCGTTCGCGGATTTCTGTCTCGGCTCGAGCATTTGCGAAGGTCAGGTTTGCCCCTGACTGGTGACCTGCTGGACTGGGTCCTCTCCCTCGCGCCAAGCACCAAGCATCTACTGGCCGAGTCAGGCCTGGTGAATCTGGGGCATGCGGGCGGCACCCTCGAGGACCTGATCGCCTTGGCCGAGCGCCTTGGTGAGGATCTTGCCCCAAGGACCAAGGTCAACCATAAACAGTACCACAAGTCGCTGCGTGATTTCTTCTCCTCTACCCGCCAGCTTGCGACCATCACACAGGGCGACTGCGAGGAGTTCCGCCGGCACCTGGAGCGGCAGGAGTACTCGCCGGCATCGGTCGCCAAACGCATCAAACACAGCCGGCAGGTCTTCGGCTACGCTGTGGCTCGAGAATGGCTCGCTCGCAATCCGTTCGTCGGCATTCGGGTCAAAGTCCCAATTGACCAAGGTCGTCGATTCTACGTCACGCCAGAGGCCACTGCCGATGTCCTCCGGTGCCTTGGTGACACCGAGGACAAGCTTGTGTTCGCGCTGGCTCGCTGGGCCGGTTTCCGCGTGGGCTCGGAGGTCAGGAGTCTCCGCTGGTGCGATATCGACTGGGACACGCTGACCATGCGGGTCTGGAGTCCCAAGACCAAGCTGTACCGGGTTTGCCCTGTGTTCCTCGAGCTCCAGCCTTTCCTGCGGCAGCAGTTGGCTGAGATGCCTGACGATGACGTTGTTTGCCCCAGGTTCTGCGCCGCGACCGATCAGATGTACCGGAAGCGACTGACTCGAGCGATCCGCCGGGCCGGCCTTGAGCCTTGGCCCGACCTGCTGCTGAACTGCCGTCGAAGTCGTGCCACCGAGGTGGTGGAGGAGTTTGGGGTAAAGGCCGAGAGCGAGTGGATTGGGCACGGTCCCGACATCTCCCGCCGGCATTACCAAATGACGCTTCAGGAGAAGTTGGACCTGGCAGTCGGCCGGAAATTTAAAGATTCAATTCCCAAGTGAATTTGGGTTGATGCTGGCGGCAGCGTTGCGACTATGGCACACAGGAATCTGTGTGAACATCCAAAGGGTCGCCCATGTGCTCGAAACTCTTACGCTGCTGCTTTCTGCTGCTGTTGTTGTGCTCTACAACCTTCTGCTCAAAGTCGTCTCTGACCGCGAATGAACCTCAGGTCCTCGAGGTGATCGCCGGCGCGTCTGTTCGCATCTTTGCCCAAGGTGGGTCTCTGGGCAGCGGCAGCATCTTCGCGAAGACTGACGAGGGCATTTACATTCTCACCAACGCACACGTTGCCGGTGGGGTCAACGCCAAGGTCAAGGTGGAGTTCTGGTATCAAGGTCGACTCTCGACCAAAGTACCAGGCGTGGTGACCAAGTCGCTGTTGAGCAATCGCAGCGATCACGACTATGCGGTGGTCTTCATCAAGAAGGAGGACCTTGGGGGCTACTTTGATGTTATCTCTCCCATCCCGCTGGCAGAGCAGAACTTTACTCCTGACTTCGCGAAGCTGTTCTCTGCGGGTTGCCCGCAGGGTACTTGGCAAACTCACTGGATTGGGCACGGAACTGGTGTGATGGGGAACCAGGCAGTTCGATTTGTTCCGATGCCGGCCAATGGCCGAAGCGGAAGTGCCGTTTATCAAGTCTTGGATGGTGGGTCGGTAGTCCAAGTCGGAGTGATCACATATCGCACAAAGGCACCGGGGAAAGACGGCACCAGCGAGACCGATGGTGAGGGCATCGCCCAGACCATCAGTCATATCCGCAAAGCCATGGACTCGTCGGACTACAGCCTGTTTGACTTCCGCGATGAAGTTGACGACAGCAAGTACGAGCTCGTCCCAACACAGGAATGCCCTGGTGGAGTCTGTCCTCCAGTCGAAGAGTCGTTCCTCGTCGTGGGAGACCAAATCGAGCGATACAGCTTGCGGTATGTCGACCCTTATGCTGAAGGTCGAAGTGGACCGGAATTGAAACCGATTGAGATCGCCAAGATCGGGGGGAAACTTACCTCGAGGGAAACCGCAGCAGCGGACATTGGTATCTTCCCGTCGCTCCCGAAGAAGTTGCAGAAGGACTGTCCTGATGACAGTTGCCCGTTGCCGCAGGAGGATCCCATCCAACCCCAACCTCAAACTCTCCCACAACAGAAGCGAGAGATCTTCCCAAACCTCCCTCCGATTCTGCCGGAACTCCCTGAGCCGATTGCGCCCAAGCTCCAGGACAAGGCGCAGGGGCTACTCGAGCAACTGGGGAAGAAGCACGACGAGCAGACTGGCATCCTCCAGAACCTGAGCGAGCGGTTTGACCGGCGGATGGATGCCATTGAGCAGCAGTTGGACATCCAGCGGCAGCAGTTGCAGAACTCCATCAAGGAGAGCGTGGAGAAAGTCGAGACGGGTATTATCGGCCGACTGCTTAACCTGCCTCTCATTCGCCAGGTTCGTTGGTTGGTGCAAGTCATGTTTTGGCCTTTGGTCCTGTTTGGCCTCTGGTGGGTTCCAGCGTTCCTGCTCAACCTTGGTCCACTGTGGTTCCTGCCGGTCATTCGCTCTGTGAAGGGGTTCTTCCAGGCGGCATTTGCCGGTGTCAAAGAGATCTTTGCCAAGAAGCAGTCACCGGCACCGAGCGAGACTGAGCTCGCAGCGATGATTGCGGACATCCTCAAGAAGCGAGAAGAAAGCTAATGTCACAAACCGTAGAACCAAACTTTGAAATCGCCACGATTGCGATCAGCACCACTGACTCCGGTTGGGTTGATCTCAAGGGTAAGCAGCTTGTTGCCGTGGTGTTCCCGGCAACGATGAACGGTACTTCGATCAAGTACCGTGGTCGATACTTGGACTCTGGCAGCGGAAACATCATCGCCCAAAAGAACAGCACTTCGGACTATCAGACTTCGTTCACCGCAAATGAATGGGTCCCACTGGACGTAGACGTTTTCTGTGGTGTCGGACAAGTGCAGATTGTCAGTTCTGCCAGTGAGACCGGTGGTGCCCGAACGATCATCCTGATCACTCGCCCCGTCAACTAATTGGTAGGTGGCCCCGTGCCGCGGCAAACTGATTGCGAAATACGGAAAGTAAGAAATGAGTCTGCTACTACTCGGTGCAAGTTCTGACCCAAATGTTCGTTCGTTATTTTCCAACAACGAACAGGGCCTCGCCATCGACATTGGCGATAGAAACGGGGCGAGTCAGGCAAAGATTGTTTCCGGCTTGACTGGTGAGACATTCAAAGCTGCTTATCCCAATCACTCGCTCTATCAAGACGCTAACGGCGTAACGCCAGCGATTCAGCCGGGTGACCCGGTTGGCCTTGTGATTGATTCGAGCCGGGGCGGGCTGGAGAATCTTGGGGCGGAGTTGGTGACGAATGGCGGGTTCGATAGTGATACGTGGTGGACGAAATCAACCAACGTGACTATCTCAGGAGGGCTTGCCAACTATAACACCGTAGCACTGAACAACGGTGTTTTCCGGTCTGGTGTTGTTACGGCGGGAAAGTTCTACGTTGTTACCTTCACGGTAGCTAGTTTTTCGTCCGGTGGCGTTCGGGTTTACACAGGCGGAAATCGAACGTCAACCTACGCAGCAACAGGAACGTATCGGGTTTTCTGTCTTGCCGGAAGTTCTGACACCCAAATCATTTTTGAGGCAACGTCAGCGGGAACGGTCCTCGCTCTCGACAACATCTCCGTCCGCGAAATCCCCGGCATCCACCCGTACCAGACTAACGGAAGCCAGCGCCCCGCCTTGTGCCGTACCCCGGATGGTGGTAGGCGGAATCTGCTGACGTTCACGGAACAGTTTGATAATGGGGCGTGGGGTAAAGGTGGACTAACTGTTTCAGCCAACGCAGAGGTCGGGCCATTTGGCGAACAAAACGCTGATACTTTGGTTGGCGGCGGAGGCTCAACTTCTGTTTTTGTTAGTCAAACTGTTACAGTTCCAGTTGCGGGGACTTACAACCAAAGTTTCTATTTGAAAAAGGGAAATCATGATTTCGCCGCAATTCTGTCAACAGATTGGACGGGCATTTCAACTGCTCTTGCTTACTTTGATTTAGCTAATGGAACAACGCCAACGGCAGGGGCAACAATAACATCAGCGGGGAATGGTTGGTATAGATGCAGCCTAAACATCGCACCGCTTGCTGGTGACTTAACTGGAAGCCTTCGTGTTTATATTGCCCCTAGCACATCAGCGTTCACTTGGGCCGTTGCTGCTGACAACTTAAACAAAACAATCCACGTTGCGTCGGCTCAGTGTGAAACCGGCTCGACCGCAACCACCTACCAGCGAGTTACCACAACCCACGACGTAACCGAGGCATCAAAGCGTGATTGTTGGGGTCTGTTGGCAGACGGTAGTGACGACAGCCTGATTACGACGAGCATAGATTTTTCAAGCACCGACAAGATGACCGTGATGGCGGGGGTAAGGAAGAATAGCGACGCGGCAACGGGTGTAGTGGCTGAATTAACTGGCAGCGTCTCCGCCAACAACGGGTCATTCGGTTTGTTTGAACCAAGCGGCTCGGCATCAAAGTTGGCGTTCGCAAGTCGAGGAACCAGTACAGAATTTGCGGAAACTTCAGTAACTGCTGCATGGCAAGCACCATCGACAAGCGTTTTAACGGGTCAAGCTAACATTTCAGCTCCATCAGTGTCAGTTCGTAGAAATTCTGTTTCTGTTGCGTCATCTACAAGCACTCAAGGGTCTGGAAACTATTCAAACGCAATTGTCTATATCGGCTCCCGTGCCGGAACGTCTCTCCGTTTCTCCGGCATCCTCTACACCCTGATTATCCGAGGAGCCGCAACACCTGAAGGAACGATTGCAGACTTTGAACGCAACTTGTTAGCCAAACGTGCTGGAGTCAGCTACTAATGAGCCAAACCGACTGGAAATATTCAATCGTGATGATTGCCCCAACGTACACCCGCGACGGGGCTAACGCTGTTGCCGAGGCATTGGGGCACGGGCCGAATAACTTCTCAGCAACGCTCTCGGCAGACGGTCAATCAGTCACGCACTACGGTTGCCGCACACAGGCTCAACAGAGCTTCGTTGACTTGCTGGCCGGAATGGGGCAAGGCGAGTTTCCGCCCATTGAGGGAGCAGACCCGCAGGTTATCGGGGCGATTCTCGCCAGCCTGATTATCGACATATCGGAAAATGAGGATGGGTTCAGTCATTTCAACCGGGTAATCGAGGCGAACGGGCTGACACGGTTTGAAGTGGAACCCATTCAGTAACAAACCACGATAGATGGAAAGGTTTAGGACATGCCATTTCTCAATGACCGGGTATTCGACAACGGCCTGACGGTTCTGGACACCGAAGGCAACCGACTAGACATTTGCTCCAGCGAGCCGACGACCTACACGCAGGCGACAAGCACGCTAACCCTCGGCAATAAAACGCTTGGGGCTGGTGACGTTGGCGCACCTGCTGCTGGTTCACCAAACGGTCGGCAGGTGACGGTTCAGGCCTTGACGGCTGGGAGCGTCACTGGCACGGGCACGGCGACCCACTACGCCATCACCGACACCGGCAACTCACGCCTTCTGGCGACTGGTGCCCTGTCTTCGTCGCAATCCGTGACCAACGGCAACACGTTTTCCACCAGTTCATTCACCATTCGCATCCCGCAGGCGAGCTAACACATGGCAGACAATGTAGGCATCACACCGGGCAGCGGGGCAACCGCAGCATCCGACGACATCGGCGGCGTCCAGTACCAGAGAATTAAGCTGGTGCATGGCGCGGATGGGGTCAACGATGGCGACGTATCGTCGGCCAATGGCCTGCCCGTAAAAGGTGTGGGCGAATTGATGGAGGCAATCGAGGCGATGCGGTTTGCGATTAACACGCTGACCAAGACAATCGGCATGTCACTACCGAACGCGCAAGGCTTTCCAATTATGGAAGTGCGGCAGGCAACGGCGGCAAACATGAATGTCACAGTCAGCGGAACCGTGACCTCCAACATCGGAACCGGCTCACTCGCCAATCAAACGCAAATCGGCGGGTTTGCGTGCAATGACCAAATCCCGGCATTGATGCACTTACAAGCCGACAATCTCCGGCGAAACATTTCAGTAACTTAGGAGGCAACCCATGCCAACAACCAACGGCAATCGAAAAATTCTGGACCTAAAGCGATGGGAGTTTTGTACACCGGCACCAACCACCTCAGCGGCTGGGATGCTGATTGCTTCCTCTCGCCACTTTCGTCAGCAGCAACTCTATCTGACAGGTCAAAACTCTGCATTGATGTATCTGCCGGAAGAGGATGGCTGGGTCACGTTGCCCGCTCCCGGGTTAGCAGCGGCTCTCGGTGTGGGAGCGTCAGCAACTGCCACAGGTTTTTCGGTCGGTGCAAGTACCGCTGTTTTTTCATTGACCGCAACGGCAGGCACTACCAGCACGATTACCACCAATCAGACGCTTGCCCGTGACCTGCGCGGCTACAAAATCCAAATCATGGCTGGTCCGAATGCGGGTGCTGTGCTAGATATTGTCAGCAACACAATTGGAACGAACGCTGTAATTACGGTGGCGACTCAAGCTTCGGCGTTTTCTGCTTCGACGGTGTACCGGCTACTTACGCCTACTTGGTACGTTGCTGGAAACGGCTCCACCGCTGCGGCTAGTTTCCGAAAGTACGATTGGGCAACTAACACTTGGACAACGCTGGCAAATATGCCCGCGTCTTTTGGCACCGACGCCAAACTGGTTGCGACGCCTTCTGTTGTCGATGGTTCGTTTAAGACCTTCGCGACCGGAACCGCAACATCAGCAACTTCTACAACGCTGGTTCAGACCGGCAAGACCTGGCAAGCGTCTAGCTGGATTAACTCGCAAGTGCGAATCACTTCAGGAACGGGTGCTGGGCAAATCCGCACTATCACGGCAAACACGGCTGATACCCTGACGGTTGCAACGTGGACAACCACGCCAGACGCTACCAGTCAATACGCAATCGAGGGAAATGACAACTTCCTCTATCTGCTTGGAAACAACGCGGTCACGATGTACCGCTATGACATCACGGCCAATACGTGGTCTACTCTGACACCTGTTGCGGCGAGAGCAGCGGCACCCGGTGCTGGCATGTCTGCCCATTGGGTGCATTCGTCAACGGCGAGCGACTGGACGAACGAGAGTTTGATTCTGAACGGTCGGTATATCTACTCGTTTCAAGGTGCGGCTAGCGGTGCTTTGCATCGTTACGACATTCCGGGCAACACATGGGCGACCGTCACTTACTCGCCTTCAAGCGAGACGTTTGCGGCTGGCACAAAATACGCTCTGCACGGCGACCGGCTGTACATCCAAAAAGAAGCGACAGGACGCTGGTTTGCTTTTGAATTCGCACGCAGCGAGTTGTTCCCGTGGGGGACGATGCTGTACCCACAAGGAACAGCGGTTGTTGGTGACACCGCATTCGACGTCATTTACAAGGACGGGGCAACGGACATTTTTTACAATTACATTCTGCTCAACACTTCCGCAATTCTTCTTCGCCAGATGGTGATTTAATGACCATTGCCTATATCATCGAACTATTGCAGCGCAAAGTTGCCAATCTTTCGATGCTGCGCACCAGCGCGGCCGCACTCGGTGAAATCGAGCAGGTCGAGCAGTTGGACGTTCAAATCGCGGAGACAGAAACGACGCTTGAGGCGTTGCGGAGCCTGTAAATAAATGGCTGATCTGCAAGGGCTGACATTCCTGTTTGGCGGTTTGCTTGGGGCTGGGGCAGCCGGCAACGACTCCCTCACCCTTAGCGGAATTGCTGCCGGGACGCCCGTTTGCGGCCAGCCAAGCCTTTCGCAGAATCACAGCCTCGGGCCGAACAACCTCGCAGCGGGGACGCCAGTTTGCGGCCAGCCAGCCCTCACGCAGAATCACAGCCTGACTGCCAGCGGACTGGCGACGACCGCACCAGTTTGCGGCACGACCGCACTAACGCAAAATCACAGCCTTGCGCCAAGCGGTCTCGCCACTGGTTCGCCGGTGGTGGGGACAACCAGCCTCGCCCAGAACCACAGCCTCACGGCGACGGGGTTTGACAGCGCGAAGGCGCAGGTACGCGAAACAACGCTGACGCAGAATCACGTGCTGGGGCCAAGCGGACTGGCAACGGGTTCGCCAGTGTGCGGAACACTGGTGCTGGGACAGGTACATGTTTTCAGTGTTGTTGCAGTATCCGCGGGTTTACCGCAACTTGGCAATCCAACGACTCAGTCTACCGGTGCCGCAAACTGGTGGATTTATTGGTACTCGTTTGAGGTAATGACAATGCAAAAGAATCAAGCCGGCCAATCCATCACGATGCTTGCCATCGACACTGCAACGGGCAAGCCAAAGACCGGAGACGCGGCGAACCTGACTGCTTACATCGCGAAGGACGATGGGGCAGTTACCGCTTTGGGAGATGCTTCGGCAGCGGAAACAGACGCGACAAACGCGAAGGGACTCTACACCTGGACACTGACTCAGGCAGAGACCAATGCCGACAAGTTGGTGTTCTCGGGCAAGAGCACGACGACAAACGTGGAACTGATCCCGGTGATCGTCTACACCATCTCGGAGATGGATGCGAACATCGTGTCTGCCAATGGACTGCCGGTGCTCACTGGTCAATTCAATTTCGCAGTCTCTGCCGGCGGCAGGATGATCAACAACGTGTTGGACATCGTGCCTGGGGATGAGTACATCGCAGCAGACAACACGGCAGTGTCCTTCACGGACTCCAAGTTCCCGAACCTGTCGCTGTTCGATTCGGCAGAGCTCACTGTCAGCGTGGCCGGTGTTGCGGTGGTTGATCATGTCTCCACAACCGAACTGGACAACAGCAGCAAGACCGTCAGTGTCGAGCTCACCGAGGCACAGACAACTCTGCTGGCCGACTACGTTGGTGAGGATGCATTTTTTGACTTGGAATTGGTCAGGGCAGATGCTACAAAAAAGACAGTTGCCCGTGGACCGGTGAACATTCTCGACCCGCTAGGGTAGTTCATCCAAGGTCAGGGACTGTCCCAAGGCTGGGACGCTATGAGCCCCGGTGTGAGATTCAGACACCGGGGCTTTTTCGTTGCCGTAGATCAGCAGATCAAGTTGGTAGTTGGCGACCTGGCGGCAGAGTTCGATGAAGGTATGGTCGTCGAGGGAATTCATGGCTTGGTTGACGTCCCATGCGACAAGACGAAGGTTACTCAGTTCGTGGGTGCCTCCTTTGATCAGTGGTATGATGTGGTCGATTGAGACGTTCTCCGGTGTGAGTGGGACGTTGCTTACGACGCAACGTGCTTGCTGCTGGACCAGCATGTCGAAGAAGTCGGCTTCACTGTGGTTGATCCAAGGTGCAGCGTTTTCTTTCTTGTTGCGTTTGCCACGCCGCTCATGCCTCCACTTCCTGAGAACCCGACTGATAACGTCTGTCGCGAGATCGCCAGTGTCTTTGTAACCAAGGTTGTTACGCATGTCGCACATGCGGCACCAAGGGCTCAGACCACCAGAACCACTGGGTTGCTTCTTCCAGTACCTTTTTTCTTTTGGGTACACTTCTCTACATTTAGCACAAGGCCTGTCAGTCCCGTCGTAAACGTCAACACCTGCGAACACAGTCTTTCTCTTTTCTCTTGCCTTTCTTCTTGGTTCAGATTCACAGTCTATGCACCATGATCGCAATCCACCGCGGTTTTTACGGAACTCCCACTCATCCTTCTCAACCTTGCACTTCGAGCAAACCTTCGTCTTGAACACCCCAACCTCCATGCTCACACAATCTTGGTCTTTCTTTCCTCAAAATCAGCGGGTGTCCACCCTGCCCTGACCTCGGCCTTACGACGTTCAATCTCTGCCATTTCCTCTGGTGAAAATTCCCTGTCGGACCTCCTGCTGTTGGGATGCTTCTTGACCTCTTCTTCCACCGGATGCCCCAGGTCCTTGAACAGCAAAGCCATCATTGCTTCCATCTCGACTCGCCTGTGGGCCGGCACAAGTTCCTGAAACTTGGCCGACCAGATCCTGAACTTCATGTTCATGTCTTCTCCACTCCATACGTCAACTGGTTGCGGTGTCCATCCTTCTTGCTCTTGATCCAGAACCCGCCAATCGGCCGGTCGCGGAACCGTGTCTTCAATCGCTTTCCCACTGCCCTAGCGGGTTCTCGGAAATGCTCTGGTGCGAGCGAGTCGACCGCATGCTTGGCTGAGTCGTCGCCAGCGTCTGCGTGGTTGCGGAGCTCGGTGTAGATTTCACCAGCAGTGCGGTACTGTGCTTCCCCAAACACCTGGAGCAGACCGTTGACCACTGCCTGCAGTTCCTCTGCGTCCTCGTTGTACATCAGGACGTCTTCCCGGCTTTCGATGGGGTCAGGCTCGCCCAACCAGACCAGTGGCCGGCGGATGATATTGGAGAAGGCACTGTAGGATCCCCAGCCTTTGACTGCGGGCAGTTCGGCCTTGCTCGCCGCTTGCAACACGATCAAGCAGTCACGCAGAATGCCTGCTCGGTTTGCGAGAGCGTGTGACAGCAGAGCAGAGTCGCATCCGAACCGGAAGTTGGTGCGGGCCTTGGGGTCTTCGGACTTCGACTGGAGACTGATGATCGCCACCCGCCGGAAGGAGTCCGACTCCTTGCTGATGCCGACGCGATTGCCGGTGGCGAAGAAGACCGTGTCCAACTCGGCATCTGCGACTTTGCTTTGGCCGAGGATTCGGCCCGAGACGCTTCGTCCGGTGAGGACAGCGTCCAGCGCGGCACAGCCGAAGTCGGCACCGTTCTTGAGGTTATCGAAGCAGTAGGCACCGTAGCCTTGGACGGCGATGGAGAGCAGCAGCTTGGCGACCTCCTCATTCT